TCTTGAGAATGACTGTGCTGAACTTTGACTAAATTGATAGTACAATGTCTTAACACCAGATTCATGTGCGTTTAAATATAATTTGTTGATATCCTTTGCTGATACAGAAGGATGTATCATTAGGTTTAAAGATTGCGATTGATCAATAAACTCCTGTCTTTGCCCTGCCTGTAAAATCAATTCACTTGGAGAAATTTCAATAAAAGATTTAAATACTTCTTTTGTTGGAAAATCTAAGTGTTGTACACTACCATCTCTTTTTAAGATTCCTTCCCAAACATCTGGAGTATTTAAACCATATTTTTCTAGATCTTCTAATAAAAATGGATTCTTGTAAATAGTTTTAGATTTAGCAAGATCTTTGATAAAATAGTTAGATTTGATTGGCTCAATTCCCATACTTACTGCTCCATGAATAAAAGAACTTGATTTGGTTGGTGCAATTGCAACTAATGTTGTATTTGCGAAACCAGTTCTTAATGATTTATAATCTCTCTCATCATGTAGCCATTTAGATGCAGTTTCAGTTCTTTCTTTAAGAGTTGTAAAAATCTGATAGTTTAATTGCTTAGCTTCTAAAGATTCGAATTCTATTCTTTTAGATTGAAACATTGAATGATATCCTAATACACCAACACCCAATGCTCTGTGATCTTTAGCAAATCTATGAGCTCTTGCCATACCTGGTAAATTATATGATTTCTTTACGAATTCATCCATTACTGCATTTAAGAATAATGTATATGTTTCAATAGCATCAGTATCCTTAAGTTCGTCCCAATGTAATAAGTTTATAGAACCTAAACAACATACAAAAGAATTAAAACTATCTGTAGGTAATTGTATTTCTGAACATAAATTTGAAGCAGTGATCTCAAGGCCTAATTCTTTATAGGGAGAATTATTATTTGTATTATCCTTAAACATTATGTATGGAAAGCCAAATTCATTTCTTCTTTGAATAACTTTAGCCCATATTTTACGTTTAGCACCATCGCCGGCTTTCATCTCTTCTAACCACTTATCTGTTACTGTAACGCCATATTGTAGATTTTGAATTGGATTCCCTTCTGTACCCATATCTAAAAACTCTAATGCATCTGCATGTTCTAGCGGTAACCATGCTGCACATGCGCCTCTTCTAGCTTCTGATTGTTTACATACATCAACGGTTGTGTCATACATTCTAGCATAGTGTACTGGACCATCTGCTGTTCCGCCTGTAGAAATAGTTGCACCTCTTTCTCTAATGTTACCTAAGTAAATAGAAGTTCCGCCTCCATATTTTGACATCATTCCAATTTCTCTTGAACCATTTAAGATACTATCTAATGTGTCATCTACATTTGATCCATAACAACTGATTGGAAGTCCTTTATCTTTTCCGAAGTTAATCCACACTGGAGTTGACATACTATAAAAACCTCTTGCCATATAGTCTTCAAACTTCTTTGCAAATCCTTCAATTTTTAGATACTTTTCTGCAATATTTGCGATATCTTTGATTCTTTGTTCTGGTGATTCTGTAATATATCCTCTAGATAAAAATAGTCTACTATCTTCGTTTAGCCAATAATATTTTTCTCTAGTCGGTAAATCTGTATTCGCGTCGGCGCTCTCTGCTAAAGTAGGTGCGGCTTCTTTCATATTGTAAATTTGTTTAATTTGTTTAAAATAAATCGTCTTCTGTAATTGACTTACTCTTCTTGTTGTAGTCAACACTTTTCTTGTAAAAGAAATCGCCTTCTTTGGTTGCTGTAATTTCTACATCAAACCAAAGTGTTTTTTCTAATTCTGTAAAATCAACTTCAAATACCGGTTTCATACCAATACGAGTCAATGAGTTATTAAATCTGTTTTTGATAAAGTTTTGGATAGTTTCTTTTGGCAAAAATGAAAGTTCACCTGTTTCAAAGATCCAATCTAATATTTTACATTCTGCAGCATAAGCTTTTTTACATGCTGAGTCTATTAATTGTTCAAACTCTTCGTCAAACCATTCTGGATTTTCTTCTTTGATAATATTAATAAGTTCAGATCCAAAGTTACCGTGAATTTCTTCCTCCTTTGATGTTGCTTCAACTACATTTGAGATTCCTTTAAATAGATTCATCTCTTTGTTAAATGACATCATAATCAAGAATTGACTAAATAAACTTACATGTTCTATAAATAATGAAAATAATAATACTGATTTAGTATACATTTTATCATCTCTAGATCTTGTTCCATCTAAGTATTTCTTTAAATATGCAATTCTATCTTTAATTGCAGGAATTTCAACTACGCTTTTAAAATCATCTTCTAATCCAAGAATTCTAAGCAACTGTGCATATGCATCTTTATGTCTTACTTCTGACTCAGCGAATGTCATTCCTACGTCACCTACTTCAGTGATAGGCATTCTCTTATAGAGATCAGCCCAAAAAGTTTTAACATTAACTTCGATTTGAGCAATAGCTAACATTGATTTTTTAATTACTTCTCTTTCTGAATCAGAAACTTTTGTTTTAAAATCATCAATATCTGTTGTAAAATTAAATTCAGTATGAATCCAATACGAATGTCTTATTGCATCTTTATATGCTAATAACTGTGGGTACTCATAAGGTAATATGTTCGTTCTCGGTTGAAAAATGTTTCCGTTCATGTTATTGCTATTGTTTTTAGATTTTATATATCGAGTATAAATGTAGTGTCTTGTTAAATTATTTTTTTATTTTTTTTTCTAATTCATATGCCTTCTCATGGTACATATATGACGTCTTTTTGTAGTCCTTTCGTTGATTATATAAATCTGCTAATATTTTTTTAAGAATGGAATCTTCTTTTTTGAACACTACGCCGTTTTCACAAACAATAACATTTTCATCCTTTCTTCTTTCTGGTATATCTAATAGTTTCACTTGTTCTACGTAAGATTCTGGTGAAATATTAAATTGTCTCATAATTGATGGGTATAGTGAAGCAAAATCAAATGCACTTACTCCAGAATAATATCCAACAATTGGTTGTTTTACATATGCTCCTTCAAATTTACCCTCTTTAAGAGAATCTGCCTTACCATATTCTACACCGATCTTTTTATTAGTTTCAGCTAATTTTCTTGCTAATAGAGATTCGGTAATAGCCACCGGCGAAGATGCTTTATATAATGGCATTTTAGTAATTGTAGCCAATGTTAAAAGTACTTCCATTGATCTCAACTGTTGATCGATATAATATACAAGACATGAATCTATTACATTGTAGTAAATATACTTTGTGAAATCATTTTCATATAAATCCTGTAATGATCCACTATATTTAATTTTATTAATATCTAATACAGCACCTGAAACAAAGTCTAAAGAATTTGATTCTTTTACAGCCACCGATCTGTCATACTTGTCATATAATTGCATGTAATCTAGAATACCCATATGTAATGGTCTACTATCGTTTCTATCTAATGATCCCGTGATAGCCACGTCAGTCAGGTCGATCTGTAATCGTTTACATCTATTGACTATATACTGCCAATCATAGTTGATGAAGTTCCACCCTGTCATCATTGGGAACTTTGGTAAAAACTTATGTAAGAACGTATACAACATATTATACTCATCATCAAACTTATGATAAGAGAATTCCCAATCTTGATCATAATTCTTTAAATACTCATTAGTATCGTCGTTGATCTTTTTAACTTTATCAGATGGCATATCTTCTAGGCCGAGTACAATTGCTTTGCGTTCTGGTGTTATAATAGAAAATGATAAGATTCTAGATTTAGCTTCTTCTGGTTTTGGAAAACCATCCACTATTTCTGTTTCTATATCTACAAAATATGTTCTTGGCATATTGAACTCATATATCTCTTCTTTGTCAGCTTCTGGTAAGCTATCCATAAAATACAATAGACTAAACTTATTAAATGATTTTGCAAACCCTCTCTTTAAAGGTCTATCATCCCAGTTTCTATAAGTTTTATCTTTGTGTCTGTCTGTTTCTTTAGTAACTACCCAGTTTTGGAATTGGTTTACACCATATCGCTTAAAAGAAACTTTACCTTCTTTATCATAATATGATATGATGAGCTCTTTATCTGTTTGTTCAATGTCTAATAGCATTAATAATTGTTTTTCTGTCTGTTAACATTCTCTTCGGCTTTTGCGAAGTAGTAATTGTATGCTGTTTTTGCATCTAATCCAATTGAAGATGCGTAGTTGATAAAGAAGTGTAGAATATCTACCCATTCCATATACAATTCTTTTTTGTCTCCCTCAGACATATCAGAAATCTTTAATGTATCGTATTTTGTAAAGTCTTTTTTCCAGTATTTCCATACTGCATTTCCACTTCCGTCTTTAATACCTCCAAGTGCATCTGTCATTTCATGAACTTCATCCATCAGTGAGTGTGTGTTAACATGCCAGAAATCCATAATTTCTCGGATAGTCATATTATCAAAGTTAATGCCATATGTCTCCTCTTGCATTTTCTTTTGATTAGACATTATGTCTTCTAGGTGTGTAGTTGATTTGTCGTAAAAATCATTTACTTCTAGATCTTTACATTCGTTGTCTATATTTGCCATTTTTTTAAGTTTGTTATATTATTAATATGATTTAGTTTGAGATAGTTTCAGTTTTTATTGATCCATTTCTAAAACTTCTCCCCACTCTCTTTGAGAATTAGTTTTTTCTTTAGTTTCTTCTGAATCTGGGTAAGGTTGTCCACCTACATTCCAAAACCATGCTCCTGGATTTCCATGTTTCACCATAAACTCCCAAGCTTTAGCATCATAATTCATAGCAGATGGAAATGGTGGGGCAAAAGCTGGAGATACGTCAGAAGCAAATGCCTTTGGATGTGACCAAACTTTAGCTTTACCTAATTCTCCATTTTTAATATTTCTAGAAACTGCGACTGCATTGAATTTAGCATCTGGCCATGCAATCTGCAAAGAGCGTTGCAAAACTCCTGTTGATATTGCAGACCATACTTCTTCTGGGTAACCATGTTTTTCTGCAACATCATAAGCTACTTTAACTGCAGCTGCTGTTACTAATTCATGTTTTAAACCCAACGGAATAAAGGTTGCGTTGTTTGCTTCTGCCCATTCTTTTGCTATTTTATTTAAATTTGGCATTGCAGCAATTCTTCTAAATTTAGGAATAGCTCCTCTTTCAATACAAATTGCTTGATGATCTGAAATTACTTTACCAGAAGGCATAAATAAAACCAATTTCTTATTGTACTTATTTGCTAAATATGCCAGAGAAATTCCTGCAAATCCAAATCTAGGTTGTACATAAACTAATGTATCTGTTGGTGCCTTTTGAACTAAAATATCTCCGAATCTACATTTAGATCCAAATCCCATCATGTCATCTCTGACTACATTAAATCCTTCATGATTAATTATAATAGGATCGTCTAATGGGTCCTTCCAATCACCGGCTAAATCTAACCATGCTTGTCTATTTGGCATCATTAGATTTAAGTCTTGATTCATTTTACTTGTTGTGTGCGTATCGTGTGACATATTAAAAGTTTGTTTTAGGTCCTAAGTATTCAGGTGTGGTCATATATTTGTTATGGTATTCCATAATCTTATCTCTTGCTTCTGCAGCACTATCTACTATTCTAAATAAATCAAAATCCTTTTCACTGATAGTTCCTTCTGATACTAACGTTTCTTTCATCCAATCTATTAATCCTGACCAGAATTTAGCACCTACAAGAACTATTGGGTATTTTACATTGTGACCACATTGTGCTAATGTAATCGCTTCAAAGGTTTCATCTAATGTTCCAACGCCACCTGGAAATATAACAAATGCTTGTGAATATTTAAGGAACATTACCTTTCTTGTAAAGAAATACCTGTTATCAACTCCAAGATCTACATATTTGTTCATACTTGCTTCAAATGGTAGTTCAATACCAACTCCTATAGATTTACCACCCGATTCATGTGCTCCTCTGTTTGCAGCTTCCATGATCCCAGGTCCACCTCCAGTAATAACACCAAACCCTTCGCGAGTTATTAACTCTCCAAAAAGCCTAGCTTCTAAATACCACTGATTATCTTCAGCTGTTCTTGCGCTTCCAAATACTGAGACACATGGTCCTAATTCGCTAAACGTATCAAATCCTTTTGTGAATTCACCTTGAATCCTTAACACTTGCCATGCATCTTTACTCTTATCTCTCATCATTGTGTATTTTTACTCGTTAGGGTAATCTTTACATTTATTACCGTGCCATCTGTAATACATGTTTGGGTTAAATTGTTTACCACAGTGTTCGCATGTTTTCTTAGTAACTTTTTTAGTTCCACCTGTCATGGCCTTTTTCATTGCAACAATGTGTTCAGCAGATTTCTTTTTACCAGCAAGCGCTTCAGAAACTTTTTTGTTCCATTCTAAAGTATGTGTTATATTCTTAGATGCTTCTGATATCTTCTGCTTAGTTTCATCACTATGTTTTTTACCTTTCATTCCACTTGAACCACCTAAATGGTGTTGTCTTATTTTTTCTCTAACTTCTTTTGTAAATATTACCTCTGCTCCTCTTGCATTATTATAATATTTTTCAGATCTTAGGTTTATTTGTTTTAATAGTTCTTGTTCGTATTTTAAAGATTCTAATTTAGTTCCCTCAAAAACAATATCTCTTTTCCATTCCTTACTGTCATCTTCGAAATCATTCCAGAAAAGTTTACTGGAGGACGATGACACATATCCATCATTTTGATTACCCTTATGATAACCAATATATTTTTTATTATCGGTTAAATTATTCCATATATACACAAATGCTTCTTCTTTCATGTATTATATATCTCAATATTTATATAAATTAGACATGTTTAAATATTTCATTTACTTCTGACGCTTCTTTAGGATAATCTCTTGCCCATAAGTGTTGTGTTGTTTTTCCATTTACCATAACGTCTTCAGTTGGATGTTTGGCTAAATTAAAGGTTGGATCAAATATCCAGTTATATGGAATTCTCTTTGTTGGAGATTTCATTCCATGCGTAATACTAATATGCTTCCAAAAAAAACATGTTTTATCCTCCACGTTCAACATCTTTTGACTAGTCATTGGATTATTGGGATGATCTGATAAAATTTGCATCTGATCAATCCATGTTTGCGCGTGAGCATTTTCTGCTATAAATTGACCATCTTTATCAATACTATATTTTACCTTGCCATTTAAGTTTGGGCCTCCAAATATCTGTTGCATTCCATCAAAATGTCCGGTACCACCAAATAAGACAGATTCAGGATCTACTAGATCTGGTCTACTCATTGCTACATATCTTGCAGTGTTCTTACATGGATATAATGGTGATCTAAAGTTTTGATGTTCTTTAAAATAAGTTTCTAATAACTTTGCAAACTCCATCATAGTATATGGTCTATCAAGGTTTTCTAGAATGTGGACCATGTCCTTAGCAGCTTGTCGTGGACCATCTAACAACCAATCTTTAACTATTGTACCTTTAGGATAATAGATTTGAAAAAGATCATTTCTTGCATGTCTATTTTCAACAAAATGTTCTCTTGTTTTTTCTTCACCGTCTTTGATCAATCTTGTAATAGTACCCCAATGTTCATTACTAAATGAAAATACAATTGTATAATATAATAGTTTTTCTAGATCAGTCTCATGTTGCATCATATAACAATATGGATGTTCATGCCAGTGTAGTCTATGTGAAAATATTTGATAGTCATCTAATAGAAGTTGATCTTGTCTCTTGTCAAACGCATGGCAGAATTCAAAGAATTTATTGAAACGTTCTTCTTGAGTCCAATCTTTCATCCAACTCTCTTTAGGTTTCTTCTTTTTAAATTCTATGTCTAAATTAGTATTGTGATATTTTATATTGGTGTAATTAGTTTCCTTTTCACCTTCAAAATTAAATAGTTTATTTTGTAAGAAATCTGAATTCATAGATCCTGTTTTTGGGTTGTGTTCAATTTCAAGTCTAGGTTCTGTTACTGTTTCTTGGTTATTCATGTGTATTTACCATTTTTTTATATTCTTCTACTGAAACTCCCGCAGCTTGTAACACTTTATCGTCTGATGGAAATGATGTCATTCCATTAAATGTTTCTAATAAACCTAAATCTAACATTGCTTTTTGTCTACCATATGGATGATCTTTGATACTGGAAGAATTCCATAAAGTATCCATATCGATGTGTGAGTAATCCTTACCAGGTCTAAGATAGTTTTCAATCCATCTTATAAAATCACACGCTACATCTTCGGCATTATATGGAAGTGAACCTGTGTCTTCATAGATCTTGTTCATAACAGCATCTAGAAACTCTTCTGATTTTTTACCTTTCTTTTCTATAGGGTCTGCAAGATATCCAATGCATTCTACTGCATTAGTTCCATAATAAAACATAGATTCTCTATTCATGAATTCTGGATACCAATCACATACATCTGCAATAACTGCAGCATATTGAAATCTATATGCCCTTAATCCATTATCTGCATTCCATTTAAACATCCATTCACCAAGTTCTCTCAAATCTTTTTTATTACCGTCTCGTAAATAGTTTGACATATCTCTTGCAAGTCTAGGTGCAAATTCACATAAGAAGTAATCTCCACCTCTTTTATAAACATATTCTGGTTCTGTAAAATCTGACATACCAATAAACGAATCTTCGTTTCCTTTTGGTTTAGGTGGTTTAGGAAATGCAGGAAATTGATATCCAACTGACGTATAAAATGGCGTAGGATGATGCTTTACCTTTTCACACATATCTTCTATTGACTGACAGTCATGTAAATCAAATATAATAGTGTTGTGATAACCTGATGGTTTTGTTGCATAATTAATAGCGGAACCACATACTCGATGTAGTATAAAAATATATAGCCACTCTTCCAATCCAAATACTTCATGTTTCCCTGTCCAATTGTTGGCCACTTCTTTTCGTTGAGGGTATATATTACCTGATTTCATGTGTTCCCAATATGGATGATTTGGTGTCCATCCGTAAAAAACATCATTTATAATCTGACTAAAACCTGCGAATTTTCTTTCCACAACATCATACAATTGAATGTGTTCCATCAATGGATCATTCATGTTACTTTGATCATGTGGAACTGTACCTAAATTAGATAGCTTTTGTTGTTCAAATGCTAAATTATAGTATCTAATAAACTCGTCGTAATATTTAGTCGTTTTTATTTCCATTCTTTTCTAATATTTCCCAAGTAAATGGATCTCTATTTCTTCTATACTGTTCCATAGACCATTCTATGTCACCTGTTGTAAGATCTATTATATGAGGCTTCGCAGCACACATGTGATTTTTAGTTATTGGTGTAATTTTGATTTTGTAGTCGGTTGTTTTCATTTTAAAATAGGGCTAAAGTTTGTTTAATTAATTTTTTATTAGGTTCGTTCTTAATTAAATCCCATCTATAAAATTCTCTAGCAATGTGTACTGATTTTGGTTTCTCCATAACATCAAATGTTAATTCATTAAGAGCGTTAAAGTAAACTTCTGGATGTCTATATGAAATCCAATTGTTTCTTTCGCACATATCATCAATACCTGCATTGATTTCTTTTACTAGAGCAGATCTTTCAGACCATGTTCCAGTATATGGTGTTCCTTTATAAAATCCTGTTTTTGGTAATGGTCTACTCTCATTTTCTATTGGTAAACAATGTACTACTTCTATATTGGAAACACCAGTATCTTGTAATTTTAATAATTCTGCTTCGTAATTAACTAGAAGCTTTTTAACTGAAGCGCTAGGATTAGGTTGACGCATCAAGTGATGTCTAACATCTATATTACCCATATAAACTCTTAGATCTGTGATCCATGGATATACATATGTTTCTAATCCTCTGGTGAGTGCACCGTGCATTGTTAATCCATCATGCCGCTGTGTCATATACCCTGGTGAATATTGACTAAATGAATGACTATCACCAAAACAAAGTTTGTTAGTTTTTTCTATAGAATCAATTCTAGGTATGTCATTTGCACATATACTTTGTATATTGTCTATTTTATCTTCTAGTGTTTTGAATAAATCTGTACCCGTATGTAACCTTTGTTTAACTAATTCTGCTATACATGGCATGTCATGATGTAATGAAAACATTTTAACATCTGAAAATATCCTAGAGATCTGATGATATAAATCATCATTAGCACCTCCGAATATATTGAATGTTCCTTTAAATTCCATTCCATGTTCTAATAGAATAGTATCAAAGTTGTTCCAATCGGGTGTTACTGTTGTGATAACTTCTACGTTTTCATAACCTGCGCTCCTACATTGATTTGCTAGGTGAAATGCCCAACCTGATTTGTGAGAACTTTCTTTTGGGCTTAATTTTCCAACTAAAGCTGCTATCCCAATTCGAGACGACTTGTCGGAAATGTAATCTGATAAGTATTTAAATTCTGTCATAACTTGTTATTTAATAGGATCTTCTGTTTCACCATAACCATGCTTTTCAACATAGTTATCTAGAGCGCCTAAGTAAGCTACTGCATCTAGGAGATTATCTTGTTTATAATTATATGAATGTCGACTCAATTTAAGAGCTACAAGTGCAGCGTACATATCAGAGCCATTTAATTCTTTACCTGTCATACCATTGAAAACCATGGCAGCTCTTCGCATACCTTCTTCAAATGGTCCATATTGACGTGATTTTTCTTCTGATCTATTATTAACTATCTCGTTAGCTTCAGACAGAATGTTGGATTTTTTATTAGACATATAAATCGTTTAGTAGTTATACACACAAGATTGTGTTTGTTTAATTATATATTCGAATTACTTAGAGGGTGACGCATAAGAAGATGATCATGAGCTAGTTGAATATTAAACATGTGCTAATAAGTTATTTGGACATGCTGTGTTATACATCATCTGACAGTACAATTTGAGTGCTTTGATATTTGTACCATCTGCACTTCCTACTGCCCTTGATAGATCATTGGCCACAACTGCTTGAACAAAGCCACCACCTGCGTAACCTATGTTCCACTTAGTACATAGAATGGAAGTTCCTATATTAATAACATGATTTAATTCAAAATCGCTTAGTAAATCTGTTTCGCTGTTTTCATTTACATATGTTTCAACAATTCCTTTTACTATTTTAATTTTATCGTAAGTTTCCATTTATTTATTTTTATGTTTAGTCTTTCTGTAATACTTCTTTTTATTCCTATGAGGTGTTGGAGTTTTTAAAGCATCAAACCACTCGGTAATTGTTAACTTAATTTCCTGTAGTTTGATGCTTTTACTCTTCTTTTCCATTATTGTGAGATTATCATTTCTATAATGTTATTAATATCTTCTCTACCTTGCCATCCAACAACGTCATCGTCAATTTGTAAAACTTCACTAGTTGCAAAGTCTCCGTTTTGATTAAAGATTGCAATCTCAAATGATGAGAACGATTCTTGATTTTTAAGATCTTCTCTTGGTGTACAGTAAGCTCCAACTCCTGCTGAAACTGAGATCTCCCAATTGTTATCAAATACATGATGTGCATTAATCATGTGATGGTGATCTTTGAAAATAAGGTCTTTAAATTGTGTCATGGTTTTCTATTTTTATAGTTCAAAGTTTTCTTGAAGTTCTTTGATTAACTTTTTGATCTCTTTTTTATTAAGAGTAATATGTGTAAAGAAATCTCCTTGATCTCTCATTGTTAATTGTACTTTCATACCTTCCTTACCTCCACTAAATCTAGTTAGTGACATTTCAGTGTTTTCCATTTCATTTGTCTTTTGACTGTGAAATTGGCCTTTAAGTGATTTTAATTCTGTTGACATATCTTTTATTTTTAATTGGGAAGGATTAACCTCCATTAGTATACTACTAATATACGTGATTTATTTGACATAAAAAAGCTTTTATGCGTTTATTTTCAATTTATTTTTCTAGAGTTACTATATTTGTTAATTGAATAAACATTTCAATAGCTTTTTTTAAGCCTCTGATTTTGTTTTCTATCTCTATACTTACTCCAAGTTTTATAGCTCTAGGTAATAGATCATCATATAGATATCCATCAAAAAGACCATATGACATATTTGTTAATACATCATCATCTGTTGCTTTAATAACGTCCATTGTCATTGTCATCATTTCTGATGTAAAGCATTCGTGTCTATTAAATTTCTTGTAACTCATATCTCTAACTGTTTTTATTATACTACTAATATAACAAAAAAAAGCCAAACAAAAAAATGTTTGGCTTATTATTTTAAAAAAGTTACGAACAATTACCCGTGCTTCTTAACTATCTTTACTAATTCGTCAAGGTGTGGTTTAACATATTGACCATAGTCAGCATGTTGGTCTTCATCTACATCCAATGGCTGCATTTTTTTCCACATCATATAATTAGCAATAAAACCTTCACTTGCATCTACTATCTTCTTGATATCTGATTTTGCATAATCTTTACCATACCATGAATTAGGATCAACTTCTTGTCTTGCTGTTTCATCCGTAAATGGGTTTTTAATTTCTGTTCCTTCACGATCGAACGAGTATGCTTCGAATGTAGTTAAATGTTTCATTTGTTTTCTTTTCTTTTTCTTTTTCTTATATTCTTCTTCAGCATCGCCTGATCCTGCTGGTACATCACCAGAACCAACAGTACCATTATTTGGTAAAACTACTGGGCCCATTCCGGAGATATTGGCTATTCCAATATTTTCTTCTACGTATTGTGGAAGTCCATCGTGTTTTGTACTTGCAAAATCTTTAAGTTGTTTAAGTGTCATTGAATCTGCTAATTCTTGTACTTCAGCACTTGCATCTTTAGGATCTAGTTCACCCTTCTTTAAAGCGTAAGCCATTCCCATTAATTTTTGTTGTGCAACTGAAGTACTAGACATAATTAATATGTTGGAGTTTCTATTATCTTCAACTTAATAAGTTCAGCAATAAATTCTCTGTATTTCATTTTTTTAATTCCACTAATAATAGTTTTATCACCTTCTACAAAATCAGAACCGTCAAAGTAATATGAGTTACCGTTATTGGCTGCTATTGTTATAACGTCACCTATCATAAAGTCAGAAGGACATCTTCTAGCACCAGATAAATCTTTTACAACATCTTTTCCCCATGCAGATAAACCATCTTGTTCACTTACACTACCGTCATATCTAATAGGATTTCCTGGCAATGCTTGTACAGCGTCACCTTCTGGCGTTCCATCAACTGCATAATAATATGCAAGAATAGCGTTAGCTAATGCTTCATCTCTGCCAGCTTTTAATTTTGCTTCGTTAAGAAACTGTTCAAATAATTGTAAGTGTTTCATTTTAGTTTTTTATGTGTTTTGATTAATATAATCTATAAAGTCATCTGCTGTCTTACATGGATCATCTGATTGATCAGAACCTGGTCTTTTTTGGTATTCAATACCACATTCTTCATCTTCTGCATTCCACCAAAACATAAAACCGGCCGAGCTTACGCTTCCGTCTTCTATATAATCATTTACATAGATTTCCACTTCAGATGGTTCTGTGTCTTCGTAATAGTCTGCTATCTTTTTAATTTCTTTCTTGATATTAACTTTTTCGTTAATGAATTGTTCAAATAATTGTAAGTGTTTCATTATTGTTTTATTGTTTGTTTTATTGTTTGTTTTATTGTTTAATAGAACGTTTAATGACCATATTTACGATCCCATGCATAATCGAAATCTTCTATCTTATCTATTTCGAGTCTAAGCTTATGAGCAGTTTCTAAGATATCTTCATCATAGTGTGTTGGTGCATCTCCGTATTTATCTTTTAATTCTGCTTGTCCTTCCATGGAATATGTGTACGTTCTAAAAGCACCCAATATTCTGTTCATTTGCATTGCAGCATGTGTCATTGTCACTTCTTTACCACCAGGTGCAGTACCTATAACAACATCATCGTCCTTTCCTACACTTCTTCCAAATTCTTTTATACCATCTTTAATTTGCTCGGTTAAATCCATAATAGCATCCTTGACCATTTTACCTAATGGAAGTTTAACTGCAGCACTTTGTAAAATGTCTTTATATCTTTTTAGGTTTTCATATTTAAATTCCATATCGTTTTTATATACAATGGCTCCAACTTTTTCAGCATCTCGTTGTGCTATCTTATTTACCGTTGAATATCTTTGTTGTAATGAATCGACATCAATAATAATAGCTCTATCTGAAACTTCAGCGATTCTCTTTACACTAGTAAGACCTGTTCCTTGCCATCCTGATCTTGTCTTATTAATACCTATAGTTTCTTCACCTCTTTGCTTATCTGTTTCTATACTTCTAGGAGTTTTATATTTTCCTGACATTTGTTGTACTCTGTCCAAATATCCATGTAGGTCTCTATCAACAAAGAATTTATTATTTTCATCGGCAACACATAACATGTATTCACCTCCTGGGATAGTTCTTGATCTTATAGATTGAGCTTCCTCGGGAGCGTATGGGTTAACTTTTTCAACATCTGAAATGTAGAAAGTAATTGTGTTTTTACCTTTAGCCTTATATGCAGCATGTGGTGTTGTTACGATTAAATCATCATCTTGTATCTTATCTAATGCTATTTTAGTTTTACCATAAAATGCTTCAGGTAATGTACTGTGTACGCCACCTCCATTAAATAAATCTCTAAGTATTTGTGAACTAAACGCCTCGTTTAATTTCTGTGAAGTTACAAATGCTTCAAATAAGTGTATGTGTTTCATAATTTGTTTTATTTTTATTGATTACCAAGCGTAATCAAAAGATTCAATTTTATTAACACCATCTTTGATACGTTTTGCATAGTTTTTAACTTCTCTTTGGTACCATGATTCAGATGAACCAAATCTTTTTTCAGATTCTGCATCTTGTTGAACATAATCAACATATCTAGAATAATCATCTAAAATACTTGACATGTGGTTAGAAGCATCCTTCATTTTTACGTGATTACCTTTTCTGTTAGTTCCAATAGAGATTTCTCCGTATTTGGTCTTTTCACCTTTAGATAAACCATCTTTAATTTGTTGAGTTAATGTATCAATAGCATCTGCGACCATTTTATCTAATGGTAATGTAGCAGCTTTAGTTGCTAATATCTGTTCGTATCTTGTCTTGTTTTCTTGTTTAAAATCAGCATGTGATTTAAATGCTGCAGCTCCTGATTTTGCTAACGCTCTATCATTTCTTTTGTTTGTAGTTGAATACTTTTGTTGTAATAACTCAACATTAATAACAATAGCTCTATCTGCAACTTCAGCAATTCTTTTTACATTGTAAAGTCCAGTTGCATCCCATCCTTTGTATTTTTTACCGATACCAATAGAGTCAGTTGGATTATTACCTACAATTTTAAGGTTTCTATCATCGTTTTTTCTACTACTATATCTACTAGATGATGTCCAAGTTTGATCATAAAATTTATTACCACCTGAAGTAACTGCTAATAAGTAACCTCCACCTGGAATAGTTTGATTAGACCTATACCCATCTTGCGGTGCATGTGGGTTTTCTTTCTCATTATCTGAGATATAAAAAACGATAGTGTTTGTTTGTTTTGCTTTATACGCTGTTTGTGGATCGGTACTGATAATATCTTCATCTTGTACTTTATCCATAGCAACTTTAGTAGAACCATAAAAAGCTTTAGCTAAATGTTTATCTAGTTTGCCATTAGTTCCCATAAATAATTGAGCAAGTCTCTGTGAGCCGAATGCTTCAGTAATCATAGATCCAACTTTAACTGTAAATGTTCCGTTAGACTCTTCGATATAATCTGCAAGGCCTGCATCGTCCCAGCCGTTTTCAGATGCTAATACTTTTTCTAGATCCTTTCTATCTCCAGTTAATTCAACTTCTGGCCATCCGCTTGGTCCTTCGTTGTCAATGACTTCCATTGTAACTTTATGTTTCTTAAGTAATTTTGTTAAGATTTTAGATCCTGGATCGATAGCATCCATCACTACAGTTGCTTCGTTTAATGATCCTACGAAGTCACTGAATGATTCGAATACAAATTGATTTTTCATATTTTTGTTTGTTTTATTTTCTTTTACTAGTCGTGGGTTTTTATTAAGAAGTTCTTCCATGTCTATTTCTGTAAGTGCCATGAAGCTATCTTCACCGTATTTTTTAGCTAATCTATCAGCCTTCTTAACGTCAATAACTCTAATTAGTTCATCATATGATAAAGTTGCAATTCCAAATTCTCCAAAGAATTCTTCGGCGTTTGCATTTGCTACTTTAAAAGCGGATGCTTTTTCATTTACTGGTACTAACTTGTTAAGAACTTTTCTACCCGTTTTAGAAAGTGTAATACCTTCTTCGCTGACATTAAAATAAGAAGAATTTCTTCTTAACCATCTCGTTGAATCAGTTGTCATTTCTCTAACAATAAAATTAAATTCATCTTGAGTAACTTTACCATCTTTGATAGCTTCTAATACCTTGTTTCTGATTTTAGCAGCTTTACCAACAGTTCTTGCCGGGTGATTATCGGTGTATTTTCTCTTAACCGTGATGTTTCTTTCTTCTAGTGGTTCTTCGTTAATGTCCATGTTTTAATGTTATTATTTTATTATATATTCTTAATAAATTGGTCGAATGTCATTGTCTCTATTTCAGATTCTGTTAAAACGCCCATCGAATCTTCTAATTTTGATTTTAATTCTTTATACATTTTATGTAAAGGTGTTGGTGTTAGCTTCTTAAACAACTTCTCATCACCGTCTAACATTGCATTTCTAACTTGTGTTGCTGAAATATTATTGCCAGTTCTTGGAATCTCATATAATCCAAAATCAGGTCTTACACCAAGATCTTCTCTATAAGTATCTTTATTTACTTGAAACCCATAAGTCTTCATTCTATCACTTCCTGTTCCCCATAATACTGGTTCATATTTTGGCCTCATTGCATTAAACATAGTATCAATACCGCCAGTTGGTATTACGAAAACTTCTTCGATTGGATATTTAGATTTTAAAGATTTAATCATTTCTACTTGAGTGTCCTCGTCATAAGGTCTCTTAAATGCATCTTCTTTCTTTTTAGTCTTAGATTTAACTAAGAATATAACTACTGGATATCCGTTTTGTTTATGTATAGCTTCAACAACTTTAACATGACCTAATGTAAATGGTTGAAATCTTCCAACGAACATGTTTACTAATTTAGTACCTTGTTCTGGATAATCCACTTTAAGTGCTTCTAAGACTGGTGATTCAGTATATTGTAATTTTTGATTTAATAAGTATGCTTTAAAATTCATAACATCACTTTCATTTGTTTTTGACATTACAACTGCTTCTATAGTATCAACAATATCATTGATTTGATTCATTAAATCTTTATTAATAATATCTGTTTCTTTGTTTCTTCTTTTTCTAAAACTACCCAATGTAATTTTAAATAATTCAGATAATACTTTATTTTGTACTAATGATACAGTTTTTTCGTTTGATATAAATGCAGGATTAAGTTCAAATCCTCTATTGTCAGAAAAATCTGCTGAATCAAAATTAGCGCCTATATATTTTGGTGCATTCTTCTGAACATATTCGTTAAATAATATTGATATCAGCTCAATATATCTTAAATCTGGTTCTTCTTCTTCAAGTGACACATCTTTCAAGTCAAAGCTTGTAATGTATTCTACTAAATCCAGAATTGATATTTGGTACATATCAGAAGGTTGCCTAGGTTCTTGTTGTTTTCTATCAAAACGCTCTAGTTTAAAACTCTTAGGATTTTTACCTTCATAAAAGTTCAATATCAATCCATCTATGTCGGTGTCTAATGTTGTGTTTAATGCTGGATTATTAAGACCATTATTAAATATGTTGTAAATAGATCTAGTAAAAGATTGATCTTTGTATCTTAATGAGAAATCAGAATCTGACATACCTAAAAGAGATATTAAGTCATCTTTTTGGTTAGATTGTAATTTACCTTGAAATATGATCGGTGGTCTTTGTACACCCAATGTATCTGCCCACTTGTTTAAAACTTGTGGATCTCTAATTACCTTTTTGATTTGTGTTAAATCATTAGGGTTTAATACTTGTATATGTGTTAATATTAAATTGTTTTTAGGAAGTGTTTCATATTCTATGTCTACTGTTTTGTTTTCGATCATGTAATCGAAACCAAACTTCCAATCCAATGGCATGTCTTCTGTTACTTCACTTAATATGGTACCAAAATATTTAATACCATTTTCATAGTATTTAACCATAGTTCTATCAATTCTATCCATAGAATATTTAGAACCACTTTTAAAGTATTCAAAACCTGTATTTGTTTTCTTTACGTGGAAAGAAGACGCTTGTATTTTTTCAGATACAACACATGGTAATTCTAATATTGACATAAAGTCGTTAATATTAGTTTCTTTAAAGTATGTTCTTAAATTTTGTAATGCCATATTATATTGTTTATCTTCCGTATTTGATAATACCCATAAGCTGATTTATAGCAGCGAATGTGCCTGTTAATTTAAATGTCTTACCTTTATATACAAATACTAATCCTTCAGTAGGTATAATAGATTCAACACCTCCGATTCTATCTAATCTTGCAAGTTCTGCTTCAACCTTTTCTATGGCTTTTATATCTCCGCCCTTTCTAAGTTTATCAGCTTCTGTTCTAATTTGATCATGTAATCTCTGTGCCTCAGCATCAGGATTGGCAGCAACAAAATTACTTGCATTTTTAAGAATAACGCTTCCTAGTTCTAAGAATAAATCCTCAAATGGTCTAATGTTTTCTTTATATTTTTTAGCAACGTCCTCTTTATCGAACTTCTTAATAATAGCTGCTTTATCTTTTCCTAACTCTTTATCTAATGATCTTAAATTAAGTGTCTTTTTGTCAGCATACGCCCATCTTAATAATAAACCTTCTTTAAAGTCTTGTGATAAGTCTGGGAAATTAATATCTATTTGTTCTCTCCACCACATTTCGTGATATCTTGAAACCTCATCGGCATCTGTTAAATTATACCTAGCTCTTAGTACTTCTACTTTCTTTACAAACTTTTCTTTGTTCTTTTCAAAATCAAGATCCTTACCTAATTTAATAATTTGTGGAGGGATTATAGTAAATGTTTTACCTACATTTTTCTTAAGATCTGATAAAGCCTTTGTAATTGATTTAGCATACTTAGTTTCTTCTCCTATGATATTACCTTCGCCGTCTGTTATTTTAATTCCATGAAACTGAATAATGTCTCTGTCATAATAGATAACGTTTGGATTTTTAGAGTAAATAAGCTCCATATTCATGAAGTTCAGTCCGTTATCGAATGCCTCTAAATCTTTAGATGAGAGTGATGATAAAGCGTCTGATAGATCTGTTGCTGCAAAGATATATGTTTCTTCGACCAATTTAGATGCGTGACCAGTGAACATTGAAATGATACCATTAAGGTCTAATGGATTTTTCATTTGTCCTTTGTTTCTGGCAAACATTGCTTGACCATCTTTTACAGTAACAAATAAGTTTTGACCATCTGTTTTTTCAGTAGGCTCTTCTTCAAAGTTTAATTCACCAGATAGTCCAGCTTCTATTAAATTTTTAAAATCACCAAATGTAAGTGATTTGTCATCAAACGGATGTTTCATGTGCCCTGCAGCACCACCTTCTAGAATCAATGATTCTCGTATATTGATGTGCAAACCTTCTGTTACAAACTGTTCAAACTTATTATAAATCTTCATAAGATATGTATCTTGTTTTATTTAAGCTCCTAGTGAACTAGTTAACATACCGGCAGCAGTACCATAATCTCCATCTGCTTTTGCTAATATTCCGTCAATTACTTTTTTTGCTTTTGCTTCGTCAAACTCTTCTCCAAATGCTTGTTTTAAAACAGTATTTGCGTATTCGTTAAACTCTTCGTCAGATTTAATTTCTGCTTCAGTTATTACTGATTCATACGCATCTTCATGATCATCGATAGAATCCGGTCCCCATATATCAGCTAAAACCTTTTCAATATCTTTTCTTTTACCAGTTAATTTAACTTCTGGGTAACCATGGTCTCCTTCTTCTTTTTCAACTTCCATTTTAACCTTGTTCTTCTTTAAAGATTTAGTTAAAGGTATATGTTTAGTTGGGTGGATACCATCATCGTTTCCAAATTCTATACCTGAAAGAGATGCTTCAGTTATTACTGATTCTTTAACAAATATTGCTTCTTTATCACTATATCCAGGTTCTAATGAAAGTCCGTGTTTTTTCATTAATGATTTGTATTTATCAACGTTATTAATAAATTCAATAGCAACGTCATCCATATCGCTTGGATCTGTATTTAGAAATCCTGTATAATCATCGTGTTTTTTATCAAATTGATAGTCTTTAGAAATCATTGTTAAGAACGCATTAACTTCTGATTTACCTTCAGTAATTACTGATTCTTCAATTTGTGCCGATTCTGACATATTGAATGCATTTAATAAAGATTGTCCTGTAGCTTCTTGTTTAATACTTTCTAAATACAGTGCAGTACCTTCAACTATTCCAATACCTGACCATCCAGCAGCATTTGCTATATCTGAATAATATTGATCTAATATTCTTTTAGTTGTTGTAGCTCCAATTTTAATGAAATAATTTCCTAAACCTGGCATTTTAATTTCAAAACTGCCAATGTTACCTTTAATATTCTTAGAAATTACAAAACCTTCTCTTGAAAAGTTTGCATCTTCCATCGCTTGTTCAAATAAGTATTTGATACATCCTAATTCACCTTGTAGTGACATAGCACCAAAATCAGTTAATCTCTTTGCAAATAAGTTTCTATATACTGTAAGTACTTTTTTAGCATCTCTTTTGTATTCTACCTTAATAGCTTCATTTACAGAAACTGATAAAGATTCAAATGCTGGTTGTAATTCAGTACCTGCATAAACATCTGCCATTAACCATTCTTTGTTGGCTTCGTCCCATAAATATACATATTCTGCTCCATCATTGCTAGCATCTTTTATGTATTTTTTTACATCTGCAATACTACCCTTAAGGTTTTTAGAACCATCTTTATAGAAGTTCATTTTATCTGGAGTAGCCTCTAATCCGGATGAATTACCACCCTTAATTACAGCATCTACGTTTTTGCCGGCTTTATATCCTTTTTTAATAAGAGGTAATACATTTTCTGGGTAAGAATCATAATGAGTGTAAATAGAAACAATGTTTCCTTTCTTATCAATTTTACCAAATTGTCCTCTTGTTCCTTCTTCAATTAACGCAACAGATTCACTAATTTCTGTTCCTCTTAATTTATTGAAGAATTCAGGTTTTTGATCTTCTGTTAGCTCTTTAATAGAAGTAACATTAAACTCAGCTAATAAATTTTTAAATGTTTCAGCTTCATCAGATCTCTTAGTAGAGTTGTCTTCTTCTACTTGTCTAGTCTGTGTGATCTTAACTTCAGTAGAAAACTGATCAAATGATTTTAATTTGTGCATAATATAGTTTATTTTTTATATGTTATTATTTTATTATATATCTCCTTCAAAATCTACATTTTTAATATCGTATTTAAACTTCTGTTCCCTGTAGATACGTTGCCTTTCTTTAGAATGTCGCATTAAGTAATTATCCCAATCTGGTGATGATAAATCATCTACAAAATCTATGATATTTACTGAGTCCTTTGAGCTATGTTGTCTAAGTCCACGGCCAATTGATTGTCTAATTATTACCTCAGATTTAAATGACTCTGTGAAAAATATGTTGTGTATTTTTTTAATAGAAATACCCGTTGAGAATGTACCATATGATGCAACAATAACAACTTCTTCGCCTGCCTCCATCTTTTTCTTATGTTCCTCTCTAATATCTTGATCAATTCCACCATCAACATAATACACTTGCTTGTCACTTTCCTGTCTTAGTTTTTCATATATCTTTTTACCATGTTCAATGCGGTGAAATAACACTAAGCTATTACCTTTTACTCTAGAAATAATATTGGTTATAAAATTAAGCCTACCGATTGAATTGATCACATAGTTTTGTTCAAATTTAAAAACATCTTTACTTTCGTATCTATTTTGTGACATTTCTCTAAATGCATCTTTAGTAGACTGTGGCGCATAATCCATTTTTATAATTTTAACCTTACATCCAGCAATAAATCCTTCGTTTTGTAAATAGTTTGCACTTATCTCGGTGATCAATGGACCAGTGTATGCCATCAGTGTCAGTCTGTCTAATGTACCTTCTTTTGGAATTGTACCTGATAATCCATACTTGTATTCTGCATTAACACATTTTTGTAATATAGTTTTAATAGACGCTGATTTAGCTTTATGTGTTTCATCTACAATAACTGCATCAAATTCTGCAAAATAGGCCTTATCTTTTTTAACAAGAGATTGATACGTACCAATTACTACATTTCTGCCCGCTCTGATCTTTTGACCAGAATATATCTGCTGTACTTTGATATCTACTGCATTTCTATAGTTATAATCTAAGAAATCTTCGCTTGCTTGTACTACTAACGAAACATTAGGTACAATAAATAGAATTCTTTGTGCTTTTTGATGTTCTAATAGATATGTTACTGTTAAAAATGATATAAGTGTTTTACCGGCAGAAGTTGCTAGTTCACTTAAACATCTTTTAAATTTTAATATATTGAATGCTGCTTCGATTTGATAATCCCTAGGAGTAATCTCCGACTTGTCAAAGAACGCTAGTGCCCATTCTGTAAATTTTTCTTGGTTAATACTTGTGTCAAATATTTCTGTAATTCCATTCAGTTTAAACTCAAACTTATATTCCTTACATATACCCATAACTTCCCTCCATAGTCCAGAAGGAATCCACTTATCATCTTTAATATATGAAACATATCCATCCCATAGGCCTTTCTTGACCAACGGGTTAAATCTCCATGACTCTATTCTCCTGTTAAGAGAAATATTGAGTTGTTCCAATTCTAATTCAGTTGCTTCATCAATACGTAACAACTGTTTGTTTTCAGTTAAACTAAGCTCCACATTGTTAGAGCATTTTTATTCTTCGTTATAGATCTTTTAATGCTAGTCTATTACGAATGGCAAAGCCCATGTTATCTAGGGTTTTTACCGAGTCTCTAAAGAATTCTACTTGATTTTCTAAATGAGACAATACCATATTTTCGTCGGATAAATCGGTTTCAATAAACCTTTCTTTTTGTTTTTCACCGAGTTTGTAATCATATTCGTAGTATCTGATATATGCTTCTCTATATCTTGCCGCTACTTTTACTTTTTGTTCTTTTACTTTCATGTTGAAATACGACATCTGTTCAACAAGGGTTTGACGTGAAGACAATGTTTCTGCAATAGTTTCTTCCATTAAATTTAAGTTTCTCAAACTCTGTGCTAATCCTTTAATAGTATTAGTCCATTCAGTTCTTTGACCACTCAATCTTTTATCTAACGCTAATATCTGTTCTTTGTTCATATTAAAATAATGATTTCTTATTAGGGTTGGGTTTAATAAATTTAGATGTGATTTGTCTTTTCTTAAACTTAGGTTTAGGTAGCTCCATATCAGGTGAATTGACACTAAGATCTAATGGCTTGAAATCTATTAATAGTTTCATACCCTTAAACCTGTCACTGTCTCTTTGAAATTCGTCAAAATTGTCTTCGACCATATTACTAATGTCTTCTATACATACCATAGATCTAATTCGCTTGAAGTGAAATATTTATCGATCTTCTTGTGAGCGTCGATTTTTAACTCAAAACATTTCAATATTAAGTCGTTTAGATCTTTAATATTATATGTATCTAACTTATTTTCCTTAAGAAATTTAGACCACATGAATACTGGACGGCCTCTCTTTAGTTTCTCTGCCATCTTCTTTTTTCCAGTAGGATCATTGTCAAACATATATCTAACAGTTGGTATCTCATCAAAATCATCCGTTGATCTACCTGCAGTTGCTAATGCCAATGAGTTATTCATAAACTTAGCATCTAATGGTCCTTCGAACATCGTGATAGGCCTTTGAAAGTTTAATTGCATAATACCAAATAGTGTAGAAATCTTTGTCAATGTATTTAGATCTTCATTAGTCATCTCTAATGGTTTACCCATTTCTTCATATAACTTTGGCAGATCATATGTTAAATACCTCTGACCATAACCTTTCATTCTACGTGTTTGTGCACCTATTATTTTACCATCATTGCTGTAATTTAAAATCCACAAACGAAATTCTTTCTCAGAATATAAGAAATCACCAGATCTTTGGTGTAATAATCTATCTTTCAGTTGAAACCAAATCCAGTCGCCAGGTTCTATTACCTTTGCTCTGAAGTGTTGTTTAAAATCATCAACATCTATTGCTAAATTGTGTATTTGTTCTAGTGCTTGATGTTTTAGTACAGATTCTGGATTGACTTGTATTTTATTCTGTTTGATATAATCTATAACTAGAAATGAATCATCAGAATTGTCCATCTTTACTTCATGATCCTTTAAAAAAGTATACACATTGGTATGGTGACTACAATTATAGCAATGATACTGTAATGTGTCCCAAAATATATTACCACGCTTTGCAGTATCGTCTTTATGGGAATCACCACAATAAGGACATGCTAGGGTTATTCGCCCATGCATGTCCTTTAGCAGCTTTTTATTAGGAGTAGAATGTACTTGGGATACTACTTCTTTAAGTGCGTATCTTATTTTATCCTTTAACTCTTCAGTAAGATTTACATTAGATGTCGAGGTCATTCAAAAAAGAATCAAGATCATCGTCCGTACTAACTGTGTTTGTTGAAGCTGAAACTGCTGGTGCAGATTCTGTTACTCCAGCTGTTGCTGTTACTGGTTCCGCCACTTTGGCTGCTGCTCTTTTTGGAGGAGCGCTAGTCATGCTTGATATTGATTCACCTGGATTTAGATACATTCTTAATACATCGTTTACAAATGATCTTGTATCTTCGTCCCATGCTTGATAATCGTAACCTTTTAATGAAGGTGCTGCCTCTAATTCTCCTTTAATAGAAGTCATAGTTTCTTTACTACGTTCTGCAGGTGCATCGCCCATAATAATGGCTGATTTACTAGCTGAGAATTTAGATTTATCGTAGTTGTTATATTCACCTTGTCTAGTGATAATCAACTCAAAGTTCTTACCTTCAAATAGGTCAAATACTTGTGTTGGTTCACCAAAATCTGGCTTTAATTCTGCGTCGATTTTCTCTTTAATCTTATAACCAAATTTAAATACTTTATAAGTACCTTCTAATTCTGGATTCTGTGGATCTTTAACGATCTTGATAAGAGAATAATATTGTTGACGTCTTTTCAATTTCTCAGAAGACTTACGGTCTACTGCTGAATCTGATTTACGTAATTTCCAAAATACATCTGCAATTGGACACTTTTCTCCGATCGTTGCTGGACTATCTACTAGTTTACCATCACCGCTCGAGTTAGTTAGCCAGTGTACATATTTTTGAATTAGTGAATTACGAGGGTTTTCTGGGTTAGGTACAAAACGTATTAGTGCTTTGTAAGTTCCGTCTTTACCATCGTCTGCTGTTGGTTTGTAGATCTCGTTAGAAGAACTACTTGTTTGTACTTGGTGAGTTTCTACGTCTTCTACGCCCAAGTTAAAAATGTCAAATGAATCGCTCATGCCTTTAAATTGTTTAGTTTGTTAAATTGTTTACCTTGAAATTACTTTAATGTTCTTTCGTTATTTATATTGTATAATAATAATTAGTTTCAATTTATTGTTAAAATTGCTCCAGAAGGTTCCTTCAATCTATTATCTTCTAACTTAGTCAGTCCTGATTTGTGAAGTAACTCTGACGCTTCCTTTTCAGTAAGCTGGTTCGCTATCACCATTTTTTTTGAGATATCTATTAGACGAAGGTAATCTGTTGTAATTAACATGTAATTTATACTTTTGTTATTATACTTATTATATATCTAACTTTGAGTTTGTTTCACTTCTAGCTTATTTTTATTTTTTTTTAAATAAAATGAAACAGTTTTACACAAGGTGCATATAACAAATGTTAGTTAAGCTAGAAGTTAGATTAGGCTTGGAGGTTTGCAACGTATGCAACGAGAAAGTAAGCGTCGACTAGGTCATCTAACGGCTTCGGGATCTTCTTCCCAATTTCCAGGTCTTTAACGATTTTCCACAATGGGCTTTTAGCCAAGATTGGGTCTTCGTTCACATTTTTCTGGTAAGCCTCAAATAATTGTAGTTTATTCATATTACCTTTACCAGCAAATTTCTTAATAGTAGTTGGAGCAACAGTTAATATGTCTTCGGGATTTAAGGTCTTTAAAAGTTTAAGTTTAAGGATTGCGGCACCTGCTGCCATGTCAATCATATTGTTAGTTCCCATTTTAGAACCATAAGAAGTACCTTCAAATGCAATAATAAACCCATCACCATCAAAAGAATTCTGTAATACTAAATTAATAATATCATCAGCCATCTTGTCATATCTCTTAACCTTGAGAAGCTCAGCGCTTGAATATTCTTCCTTGTTTGTAAAATCGGGTTGAGAAACTAAAGTAACGTCCTTTAATAAAGATATCTCTTCTTGTAGTCTTTGTTCTGCTTTAGTACCAGTTTTAGGTTTAATGTAACTAATAAAATGATAATTCTTACTCTTGTCATTGTATATACAAATTCCTGGAGAGTTTAAAGAAAAATCTACTGCTAAATAGTTCATTTATATTCTTTTACCTAGAGCAGCACCTAATGCAGCGCCAACTAATCTAGAAGTTAATAAATCATAAACCACACCCTTTTGAATACCCAATACTTTAGCAATCATTTTACCAATAGATTTACCTAATGCAAAACCAGTAAGTCCACCTATGATAGAACCAAAGAAACCTTCATTAGTCATCTCCTCATTAAGTCGCTCTATATCATAAGTACCATCTTCATTAAGATATTCTTTAGCAAATGCTTCTAATGCAGCATCAACTTTAGCTTCTAATTCAGGTGTCCATTTTTCCTGTAATCCCTCATTGATAATTTTCATATCGTTATCAGTGATTTCAGTTTCTATTAAATATGTATTAAATGTTTTCATATTGTATATATCTTTGTTTATTCAACCTCCATTCTAAGGTTTAATTTATTATAAAAGAAAGTAACTTCAAATGTATTAAAAGAAGAAACGTTTTCTGCAAAGTTCATGCTTAATTCATTAATAGAATTCATAATACAATCTGTAAATTCCATATATGCAACTGATGCACCTTCTGAATCTAATATTCTTAAACTCAATGGTTCTGTATATGCTTGTTTAGTCGATCTAGCATAATACCATAAAAGAGTATCCATCATAATCCAATAATTAATAAATCCATCCAACAATTGCATAGTAACTGTAAATTCTCTGTTAACTACATTTTGGATAGGTATAGCTCCTCTGTGATATCTTTTACTACCGTCATTGTCTTCTTGCGAAAGCGGTTCAAATGAAACACCAGGCATATTAATTCCTTGTATACTATAATTAACAAAATCTACAGGTTCAGATAATAATCCACCTGGTACTTTGTTTAAATATTTCTTATATTTCTCTGCAACCTCTTTAGGTATAAATCCCCTAGGAAACCTAAAATCAAATGCATTATTTCTACTATTAAGTACCATATTTAAATTGTAAATTTACCAGACAAGATCATGTTCTCATCTATACCATTGTTTACACTAATATAAAATTTATTGTTCTTCATGCCTCTAATGGTGTTTGCATTTGCTTCACTGATTTTAAATAATACCTCTCCTTCGCCTAGGTTGATATCTTTATTAGAAACATGATTAAACTTTAGTTTTTGTTTTCCATCACCAAATGTCAATATAACATTTTCTGCATTTACAAAAGAAATAAATTCTACATCATCTCCTTTTCTCTTAGCTATAACAAATTTGTAATATGATGTAAATGGAGGAATATAAACACTTAGCTTACCTTCAGATATGAAATCAGAAGTGTCTACCTCAGTTATATCCTGTGTCATTATATTTTCATTACCTGTCTCAAATGTTATTGTTGATTTTGATGCAATAACGTTGTGTCTTTCAATAAAGGTTGGCACATACTTAACACTCTTTGGTAAGTTATCAGTAAATATACCTTCAATTATTTTATTAGATGCCATCTGAGGCAGTACATTATAAACTTCAGTCAATTGATTTGGTGAATTGATACTGAGTTTATTTAATCTTTTGCCATATTTAGCAGCTTGATTAACTGTTAAACTAGATCTTTTTACTATTTGTGTATTGTCTGTTTGATTCCAAATTCTCATAGTTACATCTATTGAAAAACTAGATGCTATATTACTGTTAATAATAACAGGTCTAAAAACAATAGGTGTATTAAAATCTTCATATTGTGTATACGAAGTTTGGAATGTTTTAATTTCAGCAGATCCTACTTTTTCAAATATATCAACATCAAACATAACAACTATATCATCTGATGTTGCTGTAATCTGATTTAATATATATGCTTCAAATGCCCCTATGGAATTATCTTTCTCTCCATAAATTTTGAAATAATCTCCATCAGTTGCGTCCTCTAATACAACAGTAAAATCTTGAAATTCATCTTCTCTAGAAACTGTAAATTTATTTTCTTCAGCAGTTATGAAGTAATCATATCCGTTTATTGTTTGTAAAGTTTCTATTAACTTAAATGATAATTCATAATTAGAAGTGATGTCTAAATCACTAGAACCTAATGAGCCGTCTCCATAAAATAAATCATTAAATTCACTGTTTTGTTCTACTAGCGTCGGTATCTTTAAATCAATAAACTTACTCCAAAGCGTTTCTCCTAAAATAAAAGGCTTAGGGTTTGCATATTCATAATTACTAGTGTTTAAATAAACTAACTGTGTTAGATTATTTCTAATACCTGAATTTCTTTTAGCCGCAATCTGAAATAAGAAACCTTCATATCCTCTTCCTGCAAAACTAAATCCGCTTCTTAAATGGAGTCTAATACTATCATACTTGATAAAATTAATATTAGCAGTAGCGTTGGTCTGAGAATTTAAAAGATCAGTTTCATTTCCACCTAACCAATCAACATTATTATTAACGTAATTAAACATTTCATAATCTCCAGTTGAATCATATCCTAATAGAGCATATTTACTTCCAGTTGCATCTGACTGTACCGCATGATATCTTCCAATGGTTTGATTAATATCATTACCTGTATTTTCATCAGGGTTTGCAAATAATGGATTAGCTCTAGTATCAACTATAATTTTACCACCAATTAAGCCCTCATAAGAATATTCTATTGTTCCGTTTTGTGTTGGTGTAAACTGTCCTATTTTAGTTACACTAGAATATGAATAAATTCCAAGAGATCCACTGATATTAAATAAACTCGCATCAGCTAGCGCACTTAAATTAAACTTGTAAGTTTTACCGTTTTGTAATAGTAAAGTTCTAGCTGCAAAGTTCTCTACAGACAAGTAACCTAAAGTTTCAGTTACGTCAAAGTTTACAACTGCACTTCCTAATTCATTTATTAAATGTCTAGCCTTTGATGCATCGCCCTTAACAGTGTCTAAGAACTTTACTTCGCTACCATTATCGTCTACTTCTATTTGATACTTAGAAGGATTACCTTGATCGTGGTATATGAACTCTAATAAAATATCAGAATCTAAATAAAAATATCTTGATGATTGTGCCATTGTTTATATTATTTTAAAATCTTAACCATGATGGTGAGTAATAAAGTCCAAGTCCAATTGATGGTCCAGTACTAATTACTTGGTTGTTGTTTAGGTTTATTCCATAACCAACACCTATTCCTAACGACCAACCACCCTTTTTCTTAGGTTTTTGATTTAACTTTGTATTTATTAAGTTTATATTCTCTATGCTACCAAATGATAATCCAGGATATGATGTAGATATTTTTAATTGATTTGCACCTCCTATATTTTCAATTGCTGCCAATAAATTAATCGTATGATCAATATCAAATGTAGCGTTTCCATAATTAAAACTTAAATCTGTTTTAGTTATAAACATAGAACCATTAAGATTTCTTGTGTTTCCACTTCCAAAATCATCAAATTTAACAAATGTTAATTTAGTGGTAGTAGAATCTACTTGACTTACGGTTGTGTTAGCTATTAAACTATCCTTGATATCAATATCGGTTGACAACAGTGTGTTTACCTTATTTAGATCTTTGTTTATATTAAGAGCTTTTTTGTACTTATTTAATAAATTAGATTGATCATCCTTTAAATTACTTAAATCAAATTCATAGCTTCTAATTTCAGAAATCAAATTACCATTTTCTGCCTGTATTACTCTAATAGAATCTTTAGAAGCTAGATAATTATTAAAGTTCCTATTAGAATCGTTTTTAGCAATTTCTAAATCATGTCTCAGGTTTTCAGTTTGATTACATTGTCTTAAAAATAACAAAATAAATAAGGCACCCAATACAAATGTAAGGGTGGACTTATTGGTAAATATGTTTTTTAATATGCTCATTACTTTCTTTTATTACAATTCATTTTCAAAACCTTTATCTTCTCGACTAAGCTCTTGTTCTACATTATGTACTAGATATTGACTAGCAAAATATACATCTTTGTTTTCTACATCGAATGAATATGTTGTAAACTGTACACCTGTATTTATTAATTCATTAGAAATTACTGAGATCCACTCATTGTCTTGTGACAACATGCTATCTCCTACTATCACATTGCTGATATTCTTAAAGACAGCTCTTTCATCTTTTGTTTTAATTAAAACTGGATGTTCATGTGTTAGTTTAAGAGATCCATTGTTTATACTGTAGTATGATCCATAACTATCTACTGTTATGTTGCTTACAACTGCGTTTGTATATGAGTCACTGTAATCTGCTGTAGCAACATCAAATTGCTTAAATATTACTCCATCATCACCCAAACCTGTAATATCTAAAGATAATAATGCATCTCCTAATACAATATTTTCTACAGCTTTAGTTTCTCCATTAGCTAAAGTAAGTAAATCGCCTACTAAGTGACATCCTCCGCCTCCTCCGCCTCCGCCACTAAACGTTGGCAATGGTGTTGAAGATGGTGTCAGTGTTGGTGTTAAACCTGAACCTCCGGTTCCACTACCTGTTCCACTGTCTAAAGTCGCAAATGGTGTCGGTTGTAGAGTTGGTACTGGTGTTAAAGTTGGTCCGGCGCCTGCACCACTTCCACTTGTTGGTGCTGGGGTTGGTGCTGGTTGTCCAGTTGGTACTGGGGTTGCAGTTGGCTGTGCAGCATTAGTTGCTCTACTAAGTACAGAACTATATGTAGTTCCTACTGCATTTGTAGCATAAGCCCAGCAATAATATGTAGTTCCTGGCGTTAAACCATTAAATACTTCTTGAATACCACCTGTTGCCCATGGGCCAATTGAATATGCTTCATTATTACTTCTAGTTGGATTATCACCAAACCAAAAACCTCTACCTGTAAGAGGGGATCCATTTGCACTTGAAATATTACCATTAGCTATCAATGTAGTACTACTACTTGCAGTAAAATTAACCATATTAACACTAGGTGCTGAAGGTCCTGGTGTTGCAGTTGGTGATAGTGGTGGTTCAGTTGCAGTTGGTGTTGCAGTTGGTTCAGCCGTTGGTATTGGCGTTGCAGTTGGTTCAGCCGTTGGATTTGGTGCTCCTGCTCCAGCAACTTGACTAACAAGTATAGAATCTATAGTTGTTGTGTTATCGTGCCTAACTGTTAGGGAATGACTCCTAGAAGCGCCCGTATTAGCTGCTACAGTAATAGTCCATTCATCTGTACTACCTACTCTATCCACAGTAATCCAACTGGGTGGAGTATCCCACGTATAAGCAGTGGATGATGGTGTTATTGTTACCGTTCTTTGATATTGGTTTGGTAGTGCCATTTTAATGTTTTATGTTTTTATATTTATCTTGTTTTTATTATGAACTCTGTGATCCACCGCCGCAATTGCTATATTCGAATTCAAATACGTTTGAGAGCACAGATTGTGAACCTGTATTTAATACTAATCTAAAATATTTAGTGGTACCGCATTGTTGTGTATTCAAAGTTATAGGCGATGCACATCCAGATGTTGCTGAAACCCAAGGGCCAGTAGGTGTTGTGCTGTGTTGTGCCGTAATTGAATTACACGATAATGTTGATTTAGTAAAGCTTACTCTAGTAGAATCATTTCCGAATTCAGTTGCACTGTTAATAGTTATAGTTGGTGTTCCGCTACCTGAACCTCCACCTGGTGTTTCAGTTGGAGTTGGCGTTCCGCTACCTGAACCTCCACCTGGTGTTTCAGTTGGAGTTGGCGTTCCACCGCTAATTGTAACAGTAACAGTATCTAATACAGTACCATCAGCATCATTTACTAAATTTATTAACGTTGTTCCATTTGTAACTGCGTCAAAGGTTCCTAATTCATGATCATATGCGTCAGTATATGGTGGACCACTAGTATCGCCATCATTAAATAAGTTAGAATTACTAAGTTCAATTCGCCATGCTACGTTAGAATGCATGTATAAATTAAAACTATCACCTACATCCATAGAATATTCAGATATAGGTTGATCAGTAAATGAA